CACCGACTTCAGAGCTTTGCTTACCTAAAAGTTTTTCAGCCTCTTGGTGCATCCGTATAATTTCGGCTGTACTCTTTCCCTGATACTTTTGTGGTAACTCTGATTCGTCTTGTTCGAGATTTGTCCCGTCTTCTACTTGCTCTTGGGTTTCTTCTTCTAAGACTTCTTGGTCTTCGACTACTTCTGTACGCTCTTCAATTATTCTTGCCATTATTAAACTCCGTCATAAATGATTGTGGAGGTGGATTGTGTAGAGATTCGGTTAGGAGTTGTCTCTACGTTCTTTTTGTATCTGCTTTTCGCGGTTCCTCGCCCACTTGGTTGTAGCACCTAAAAAATCACCACAATGGGGGTCTAAATTACTGCGAACAGGAGATATAACTTTTCTAGCCATTAATGAACATTCGGGACAAGGTATCTCTTTTGTTTCTGAATCTATGAACCTTTCCGTTGTATGTCCGTTGTCACATCGGAAGTCAAGGAGAACTCTCATTCTTCGTTTGCTTCCTCGTAATCTTCCTTGGCTGTTTGTATCTGCTCTTGTAAGTTTAGTAGGTTAGCCATGACTACTAGTTGTCCCTTACGGAAGTAAAGGTCTTTGTCATCTTTACAGGCTTCTACTGAGTTAAGTTGTAACGCACTACCTTTCAAATCTTCTAACAGATTTTTCCATCCGTCTGTACGGAACATATCTTCTAATGAACGATAGTATTTCTCTAGTTCTACATCAGTCATACACTGTTTCTCCCTATAGGATAGCTTTATTTTATAATTTAATATAACATACTATTGTATAGTATAGTATTATTATAACATATTTTTATAAGAATGTCAAGTATTATTTTCTATGTCTTGCTGTTTTCTTAGCTACTTTCTTAGGTTGTTTACTAAACTGTTTACCTTTTTTTGTGTCAGCACGTTTCTTTCTTGACGTAGCGGCATATTCTTTTTTACTTAACGATTTAATAGCTTTTTCTGGTAAGTAACGCTCACCTGTAGCTTTACTGCCTTGTGTGCTAGGTTTACCAGACTTAGTACGCCACTTCTGTTTAGTCCACTTCTTAAGGCTTTTCTGTGGCTTTTTTAACGCAGACATTACTTGTGTACCTTCTGAATAGGAAAGTCAGCAGTGAGGCTTGCTCCTTTGTGTTTAACAAACTTACCTTTGTGTTTCATAAGTTTGACAGAGCCATTCTTCTGTTTCATCCAGTGATAACCATTAGGTGCTTTAACTTTCATCGGTAGCCTCCACCTTTTGCTTTGTACTCTTTAGCTAACATCTGTGCTTTTCTCGCAGACCACTGTCCTGCCTTACCGCCCTTAGACCCTGCTTTAATTTTATTAAACAAGTTCTTACGCATTGTAGGCTTAGTATAATTACCTGCCTTGTTGACAGTGGACTTACGTTTAGTAGCCATTATTTTCAACCTTCTTTAAAAGCGTCTTTGGGAAAAGGTTGATTTGATACATTAGACCATTCGTTTTTTATTTGTTGTTTTAATCTATCACGATGCGCTTCTGTATTCGCTTTAGAAAGTTGAGACACAGCCCGATTAAGTGCTTCGTCTATACTTATCTGTTCATTATCAAATAAATGAAAAGCTACGCCAATATGGTCTTCTGGTGGAATTCCTTTATTTTTTCTTTCCATTAGTATTTCCTCATTCTCATTGGTTTCTTTTTAGGTTTAGCTTTAGCTTTAGTTTTTTTCTTTGCAGGTTTTCCGTATCCTTTACCCATTGGCATAATAGTTACCTCTCTGTTTTACCATTTAACTTTATCAGCCCAGTAAGCCGCTGACATTTTACCTTTGGCTATATTCCTACCATGTCTAGCCTTAAAGGATTTACGCTTAGCCTTCATACGAGCAGATTCACCCGACTTAGGTTTACCTGCGGTTTTTGCCCCCTGTTCTCCAAACCTAATTGTCTTGACTTTGTCACCTTCCTTTGCCACGACAACATGGCTTTTCTTTGGATGGTTAGGGGTACGTTTTGGTTTGTTATAACCACTAACTCCTGCTCTTGCTAGTCTTGGGTCTGGTTTTTTTGGAGGCATTAGGCTTGACCTCCTTGAGGGAGGTTTGCAGGGCTTGGACTTCCGCTTCCAATGCCTGTATTCGCTCCTTGTGGTCTTGGAATGCTTTGTTGACTTGGCTGATTACTTCGTTGAGGCTGTGCTGTGTTACCATTAGTTTTTCCTTGTTGGTTTTCTTTTACAGCTACCTCACGTTCTTTTAGTAACTGCTCCGAGATTTTGAGTCGTTTCTCAAATTCTTTATCGTCTGCATCACCTACATTTAAATTTGCTGATACTGCTCTTATGCGGTCAATCTCCAACTCCTGTGGTACTGCTTGTGCATCAGTAAGGTACTTCTGCGCTCTAGCTTGTGACTCAACCGCTTGACCTTGTAGTGCCGCTGTCTGTGACTTCTGGAACTCAATTTGTGCTTGCTGTGCCGCCATAGCCATCTGTTGTGCTTCTGGGTTAGGCTGATTAGCTTGCTGTAGAGCCTGTACGAGTTGTTCGCGGTTGGACAGGTTCATGTTATCTACGATTGACATAATCAACTGCGAGTACATTGGACTGTCGGGTTTCATAGTCTGCAACAGTTGTACAAGTTGTGTAACTTCGTACTCACGCGCAATGATACCAAGACTGCTTGAGGTATGGAACTTGTAGTCAGCCACAGGATACTTCTCTGGGTTGAACTGCATATACCTATGGGCGGCTTTGGTTACAAAGGGAATGAGGAAAGATTCTTGGAAGTTAATGAGAGTACGCTTGTGCCGTTTTATAATAGCACCTAGCGACATAGAGATACCTGCGGCAGTCTGGTCGCCATTGATAGACCCTGCAATACCTGCGGAGTCAATAGCACCTGTAGCAGTTTGTACCATCTTCTGTAGTTCTGCCGCCTGTGCAAAGGTAACTTGACTTACATTACCAAAGTTAAGTGGTTGTAACACTTCTTTTGGTGAACCATTAGTTAGAATAGTCTTACCTGCTCGTACTTCCGTTCTAGCACCACGAGGCATACGAGTAGCATCCATAGCCATCATTGGGTGTATAGTCAGTGCAAGAGCATCTATTCTGGCTCGTATTTCAGCGTCTAACGCCTTTTGTGAGTTATACCCTTTCTCACATACCCCTCTGCCCCAAAAGCGGCTAGGAACGACATCCCAAGGGAATGCAACAACAGGTCTGTCACCCATCATGTAAGGGTTCTCTTCTGCTTTTAAAAGTGTACCATCATTAGCAATAACAACGATAGCTTCTACATAGTGGCTTTCATTCTCATCATCAGCGACTAATTCTTCTACTTCTTCTGCTTCTTCTTCTTGTTGTGCCGCTTTAAGTAAATAACGAGGAACTAAGCCGTAGTATTTCGTTAGACGTACCTTATAGTCTTCATATACTGACAAGTCCTTGTCTGGTTCAATGTCAAAGTCTGGGGCGGCTAGACCTACCTCCACATCACGATAGACACCTTGTTCCTGTAGTTGTTCAACCAAGTGAGTAGGTACGAACTCATCTACTGCACAACCTAAAGCATCGTCTACGGAAGTAGCTAGGGGGTCAATCAAGAAGTTCTGTGGCATTACTGGTCGTAGCTTTACGCAGGTCATGTCTACGATGTTCACACCTACTGCTGTCAACTCCCCACCCATTACTGGTTGTGTTGCAGGTTGAAACTCTTTTTCTTCTTCCAGAACTACCTCTGCAATACCTGTTCCGAATACAGCCGCGTTTATAAGGCACTCAGCTACTCCCTTACGCACTTTATTTTTTTTGAAGTCTTTGGTTAGGGTTTCTCGTAGAAGGGCTATATCGGCTTTGTTTGGGTCAGCAATGTCATCCTCAATGTCAAAGAACTTACCACGACCAAAGGTGGCTTCCTCTAGTTCCGCAACGGATGACTCTACTGCTTGCTGTAGCGCAGGAGAGATAATACGAGAGCGTTCAGTCTCTCTGGTTCTATCCTCTGCCGCCCACTGTCCTCTCCATAGGCGATAGTATTCGTCAAACTTATCTGCATAGTTGGATTCAAAGTGGTCACGCCAACCTTGACATTTATTTATTACCCAACCTTCTAGTGTTTCTTCCAGTACAAACTGGTCTTTATCATCATATAGCATATTAGTACCCTGCGTATGTATCTAATAGTTCGTATTCTTCTTCTTGGTAATCTGACATATAGGCTATGTTAGCTAACTGGTCTATGTAGGCTAACGAGTCAATTAAGTCATCATGTACCATCTGGTTTGGAAACTGAAACAACTCATCTAAGAACTGTGTGTTCCATGCTCCTTTGTTTAGCGTTATAGTTCCATGTTCAAATCTTCCTTGTAACGCCCAAACAATCCTGTCCGTCTTTTTCTTATTACCATGTGTCAGTTCGTCAACTCTAAAAAACCTTTGGTTCTTTTTCATCAAGTCACTGAGGTAGGGGTATACTGCGTTCTTTAACGCCCCCTTCTCAATACCGACAGCCACTGGTCTATAATCTCTAACAGCTTCAAAAATCTTTCTCGCAGTGGTCTCCACACCCCATCTACCATGAATGATATCAGCGACCCACCAACCTTCTTCACTTGCTTTAACCACTGAGATAGCCGTTTGGTCAAGACGTTTAGTTTTAGTCGTGACTTTAGCCACATCAGCGAATCCTGCCAAATCAACTGCAATGTAGTACGCACCGCGGTCTGGCTCTTCTTCACAAAATTTAATATGTTCTTCTTTAAATAGTTCACTACCTTGCGCCTCAAATGATGCCATGAACTCCTGTCGGAAACTGTAGGCTGACATTGACTTCTTAGCCGCCTCAATCTCCTCTGGGTCTAACAGGGGGTTGTCATAGCTAGTAAAGTGATAACCCTTGAATGTATCG